TTATGGACGCATTATGGACATTCCTGACACCGGGTTAAGAGTCACTGCATCTTGTAAGAAATCCGGTGCAAAGTGTGCGTAGGTCATAGTTTGCTGAATGTTAGAATGACCCAAGATGCGCTGCAATGTGATTATGTTACCTCCATTCATTATAAAATGTGTGGCAAATGTATGCCTCAAAACATGCACTGCCTGTCCGTCAGGTAAATCGGGTTTTACTTCCCTGAGAGCGTTGCGCACTTTGTAGTAACTGGCATTAAAAAGCCTGCCTGAATTTTTGGTCTTGATCCGTTTAATCAGGTCCTGCGAAACGGGAATTGTCCTGCGCTTTCCGTTTTTAGTTTTCATAAACGTAACCATCTGGTTAATGATGTGTTCAGCTTTTAAATTAGACACTTCACTCCAGCGTCCACCAGTAGAAAGGCAGACCAGAGTCGCATTTAATTCATCACCATCGAGCATGGATAACAGCCGTGTAATCTCTTCACTGGACAAAAAAGCCATTTCTGTAACAGCTTCACGTAATCGCTTAACCTCACGGAACGGGTTGTGAGAATGGTATTCACCGGCATCAATTAACTTGGTGAACATCCCGCTCATTATTGCCAGATGCCGATTTACGCTGGCTGGTTTTAGACCATCGTTCATCATTACAACGCGATAATCAGTTATCGTTTTCTTTGTTAGCTGGTCAGCTCTGGACACTCCCATTTCTGCAAATTTGGCGATTATTGTCGTCAAACGCCCCCGTTCAATATCTCCACGCTCATGTGATTTTCCGTGATATATCCACCATCTGCCTAACAACTCTGTAAGAGTTCGGCGGTCGGCTGGCTTCTCCAGCCACTCTTTGTTGTGGTAGTTAACCAGTACATGACGTTCGAATGCTTGAGCTTCACCTTTAGTTTTAAATTTCCGCCTGATACGTTTTCCATCTGCACCCTGCGGTCTGACGTCCACTTCATAACGACCATCATCGAGCTTTTTAATAGACATAAAGCCCTCCGATGACGCTGTTTACTTCTACTACTTGAAAATTAATGCAATTTTCTTTCGTACATTTACTGCATACATATGCTGAATAAATCGTCAGCCAGTCTTTTGGTCTGAGTGGTGCAAGGTTGTTGAGTCTTGCCCAATGTGCGCGAGCGCCGGGGCTATTTGTCCGCCAGCGGGATCAGTTTCATCAAACATGAACCAGTCACGGTACTTGCGAAATCTTTCAGGCTTGAAAAATTTCATGCCTGCGTCAAAAGACATCTTTACTTTTCCCTGCTCATATCCAGCATAGGTGTTGTAGTTAATTCCAGTTAATTCAGCAACTTGCTTCCTTGTCATTCTTTCTGACTCCCGAATAAGTGCGAGTTTCTCTGCTTGAGATGTGATTTGTGTATTTGACATGAATTGTCGTATCTCGTAATTTATGTTGTATGCGACACACCAGAACAACTCAGAGCGGCTTCAAATAGCTCTGGTTGAATGGCACCAAAGTTGAGGATATCAAAATGAGTATTGGATCAGAAATGAATAACGATGTTGGAGAAAAAGTATCTGATCTCACAAAAAGTAAAAAATGTGACATCAAACTTGCAGCCGCACCGTCGGATTTGCTCTCGAAAGAGGGATTTGCTCTTTACATCGGTAAGACGCCTCGTGCTGTTGCTGAAATGGCGAAAGCAGGCAAGTTACCAGCCTTTTATATGACGGACCCATTAAAGCCGGGCGGTCATGCTGAGTTATGGATTAATCGCCGTGAGTGGGACAAGTACGCAGCCCAACTAGTTGATGAAGCTCCGACAGAATGGCATGACTGGAAAAATCGCATTAGTTACAGCAAATCAAGACATGGCCGTGCGGCTTAAGGTGGAAAGGATGAACGAGCCTCGTTGTATTGCTCAGTTATTGCGTAACGAAAGCCCCAGGGCGATTGACTTCACCATTACCCACGGTAAGGGGCGTAAGGGAATCATTATCCGCACCAAAAAACAGAGTCCGTTAAAAAAGGCTCTGACCTTTCTGAAAAGCCGGAGGGTATGGAAATGACAGTGATGACGCTCAATCTCGTTGAAAAACAACCAGCAACTATGCGCCGGATAATTGGTAAGCATCTTGCCGTCCCTCGCTGGCAGGAGACATGTGATTATTATAATCAGATGATGGAGCGCGAACGGCTAACGGTTTGCTTCCATGCACAGTTAAAACAGCGTCATGCAACGATGCGTTTTGAAGAAATGAACGACGTCGAACGTGAACGGCTGGTTTGTGCAATTGATGAATTGCGTGGGGCATTCTCAAAACGCCGTCAGGTCGGTGCAAGTGAGTATGCATATATTAGCTTTTTAACTGTCAGTCAGCGCCGTACTTTATTTATGCACGCACGACTGACAGAAAAAGAATTTAATCAGCCATACTGGCGAATTAATGAAGAGTCATGTTACTGGCGTGATGCTTTATTCCGTGCATTACGTGAATTATTCAGTCTGTTTGAATATGCACCGACAATTCTGACGTCGGTAAAACCAGAGCAATATCTGCATTAAGTAATTAACCAAAGTTTTTAACGCACTTAATCGTGCGGGGCTTCTTTTTGCCTGGAGAAAGTCATGCATACAGTTTCTGAAAATCAGTGCGGTAAATACGCATTAATGCTGCAACAGGCCAGAACCGAAGCACAGGCCGATGCAGCAACGCGCTTTTCGTCTCATCTTGATGCCATGATTCGCCACATCACAAAGGCGGAGTTATCCCGCGTGGAGATAGTCGAGTTGCTCAGTCAGGAGTCTGCCAAATTCCATAATCTAGGACTCAATAAATAACAGGGAAGTTGGAGATGACAAATACAAAATGGTTCAGGAAACGCTTAACAGATTATCAACTTTCATTACTTAAAAAATTAGATGACAAGACTCCACTACATCCTTCAAGCGATGTCTTCCGCTCCTGTCCTAGTCGTGTGGAAAAAGCATTTATAGCAATGGGGAAATGGGGGCTTGTGACCAAATCAAGAGAAGGTTTCTGTATTACCGATAATGGCCGGGAAATGATTGATTCTGCGGAGAGGGCATATAGCGAATGAAAAATATATTGCTTAATAACTGGCTGAAGATTTCAGTCATGAAAAATGGTGATTTGTCGCTAGCTGATATTAAACGCGATAAAAACACTGGGGATATGGTGGAATCAACTATAGCCATTTATGCGGATAAATTAAATCTCCTGTCTGATGTGGTCAATTTACTTGTTAAACGCGCTGTATTTCATAAGCAAATTTCATCCGTGGATGAACTGACAAAATTAACGACAGAAATCGCCAGCTATTGCGCTGATGAATTTAAGAAACTGAACGACAAAAGGAGCTGGTAATGCCGGACAACGTAGATTTTATTCAGGAACAACAGGCTGAATTACTGGAGCGCCAGATTAACGCGGCAAGGGTAAAACATTGCGGTGTTTCTGCGTTTGTTTGCGAAGAGTGTGATGCGCTAATACCTGCTGCCCGTCGTGCGGCTTATCCGTCAGCCACGCGTTGTGTTTCCTGTCAGTCAGTCTTTGAAGCAAAAAACAAACATTACCGGAGAATGGCATGAGCATTCGTATTGAAATTGGCGAACGTTATGTGGTTACCAGTGACAGCTTCCAGTTTATTCTCCACGAGAAAAAGAGAGCGGAAAGCGGTAAAAACGCCGGTCAGGAGTGGCTGGCGGTGGTTGGTTATTACCCGAAATTAAGCCAGCTCGTTTCCGGTCTGATGCATCACGATATTCTGACCGGAAGCGCAAAGTCTTTTGCTGATTTAAACGCGCAGGTTGAGCAACTCAGCAAGCGTTGTTCTGAGGCTTTTGGCTCATATGGCCGTTAAAGCCTCCGGGCGTTTTGTCCCTCCGTCAGCATTTGCCGCAGGCACCGGTAAGGCGTTTACCGGTGCTTATGCATGGAACGCGCCACGCGAGGCTGTAGGGCGCGAAAGACCTCTTACACGTGACGAGATGCGTCAGGTGCAAGGTGTTTTATCCACGATTAATCGCCTGCCTTATTTTTTGCGCTCGCTGTTTACTTCACGCTATGACTACATCCGGCGCAATAAAAGCCCGGTGCACGGATTTTATTTTCTCACATCCACTTTTCAGCGTCGTTTATGGCCGCGCATTGAGCGTGTGAATCAGCGCCATGAAATGAACACCGACGCGTCGTTGCTGTTTCTGGCAGAGCGTGACCACTATGCGCGCCTGCCTGGAATGAATGACAAGGAGCTGAAAAAGTTTGCCGCCCGTATTTCATCGCAGCTTTTCATGATGTATGAGGAACTCAGCGATGCCTGGGTGGATGCGCATGGCGAAAAAGAATCGCTGTTTACGGATGAGGCGCAGGCTCACCTCTATGGTCATGTTGCTGGCGCTGCACGTGCTTTCAATATTTCCCCTCTCTACTGGAAAAAATACCGTAAAGGGCAGATGACCACGAGGCAGGCATATTCTGCCATTGCCCGTCTGTTTAACGATGAGTGGTGGACTCATCAGCTTAAAGGCCAGCGTATGCGCTGGCATGAAGCGTTACTGATAGCTGTCGGGGAGGTCAATAAAGACCGTTCTCCTTATGCCAGTAAACACGCCATTCGTGATGTGCGTGCGCGCCGCCAGGCAAATCTGGAATTTCTTAAATCGTGTGACCTTGAAAACAGGGAAACCGGCGAGCGCATCGACCTTATCAGTAAGGTGATGGGCAGTATTTCTAATCCTGAAATTCGCCGGATGGAGCTGATGAACACCATTGCCGGTATTGAGCGTTACGCCGCCGCAGAGGGTGATGTGGGGATGTTTATCACGCTGACCGCGCCGTCAAAGTATCACCCGACTCGTCAGGTCAGAAAAGGCGAAAGTAAAACCGTTCAGCTTAATCACGGCTGGAACGATGAGGCATTTAATCCAAAGGATGCGCAGCGTTATCTCTGCCGCATCTGGAGCCTGATGCGCACGGCATTCAAGGATAATGATTTACAGGTCTACGGTTTGCGTGTCGTCGAGCCACACCACGACGGAACGCCGCACTGGCATATGATGCTTTTTTGTAATCCACGCCAGCGTAACCAGATTATCGAAATCATGCGTCGCTACGCGCTCAAAGAGGATGGAGACGAAAGAGGAGCTGCGCGAAACCGTTTTCAGGCAAAGCACCTTAACCGGGGCGGTGCTGCGGGATATATCGCGAAATACATTTCAAAAAATATCGACGGCTATGCACTGGATGGTCAGCTCGATAACGATACCGGTAAGCCGCTTAAAGATACTGCCGCGGCTGTTACCGCATGGGCGTCAACGTGGCGCATCCCGCAATTTAAAACGGTTGGCCTGCCGACAATGGGGGCTTACCGTGAACTACGCAAATTGCCGCGCGGCGTCAGCATTGCTGATGAGTTTGACGAGCGCGTCGAGGCTGCACGCGCCGCCGCAGACAGTGGTGATTTTGCGTTGTATATCAGCGCGCAGGGTGGGGCAAATGTCCCGCGCGATTGTCAGACTGTCAGGGTCGCCCGTAGCCCGTCGGATGACGTTAACGAGTACGAGGAAGAGGTCGAGAGAGTGGTCGGCATTTACGCGCCGCATCTCGGCGCGCGTCATATTCATATCACCAGAACGACGGACTGGCGCATTGTTCCGAAAGTGCCGGTCGTTGAGCCTTTGACTTTAAAAAGCGGCATCGCCGCGCCTCGGAGTCCTGTCAATAACTGTGGAAAGCTCACCGGTGGTGATGCTTCGTTACTGGCTCCCACACCTTCTGAGCACGCCGCAGCAGTGCTTAATCTGGTTGATAACGGTGTTATTGAATGGAATGAACCGGAGGTCGTGAGGGCGCTCAGGGGCGCATTAAAACACGACCTGAAAACACCAAACCGTCAGCAAAGAAACGGAAGCCCGTTAAAACCGCATGAAATAGCGCCATCGGCCAGACTGACCCGGTCGGAACGAATGCAAATTACCCGTATCCGCGTTGACCTTGCTCAGAACGGTATCAGGCCGCAGCGATGGGAGCTTGAGGCGCTGGCGCGTGGGGCAACCGTAAATTATGGCGGGAAAAAATTCACGTATCCGGTCGCTGATGAGTGGCCGGGATTCTCAACAGTAATGGAGTGGACATGATGGCAAAAATTCACGAGGTAAAGCTGCACGCAAAATATTTCGACCTTGTGCTGGAAGGAAAGAAACGCGCAGAGTTTCGGAAAAATGACCGTAATTATGAGCGTGGGGACACGTTGATTTTGCATGAATGGGGGCAGGGTGCGTATACGGGGCGAAAGGTTGAAGCCCGGATAACAGATGTTACTGACCTGTCAGACTGGCTGGAAGATTATGTCTTGCTAAGTATTGAGCGGCTTAATACAGGCGCATGTGAGATTGTGAACTGGAAAGAACTTAGTGAGCGTGGTCTGGTATTCAGAATTAATCATGAAATTATGCATCAGCTTGGCCTTGCTGTTATGTATGAACCAGATACGGGGATGTCTGGTGGGGCAATGGTTGCCACGGATGGAGCATGGAACTATTCAGATGAACAGATGGAGCGTGCACAGCAAAACGGGTGGCTTGGATAATGCACAGAATACCAGGCGAGATACCGCACCATAAAACTAAAAATATCAAGCTGATGGCTATTGTTCAGCGTTTACAGCGGATTATGGTCAACGAAAATCTGACGCCCGATGAGCTGGTCGGGTGTGCCGAAATAGTCCGGGATAATTACGGGCGGCTTAACTATATCGGTCAGTCCAGAGTTGCGCCACCACCACGCAGACGATAGAGAACGCCGCCAGTCGTGAAACTTGTTTTCAGGGCTGGCGGGGTTGAACAACGAGCGAAGCGAGGCGTTAGTTGACAGACATATTTTTACTGCGTTGGTGCCGGTTTTTAACGGTTGAAAGGAGTTAGGTTGGAGAGCTAACAACTTACAAATATTCAAAAGTAAGCATCCTGTTGCTAACATGAGGTCGATTTTTTATGTGGATGATGCAAAAAGGATAGCTATGGATACTATAATCGCTTTTCTATCACTCGCTTTTTTCGTTGCTTTCTTCATCGGGTTAATCAAGCCATCACTGGTGCGAATGCCAAACCGCAAACGTGCAAGTGCGGTTTATCTCGGAGGAGGTTTTGTATTGAGCATAATTGGTTCAATACTCTATCCAACAGAAAAAAGCCAGCCAGTTGCTAAAACTGAAACATCAACCGTTGCAGAACATAAAGTCCAAAAAACATTCGAATATGGTGAAAAAACACTCAAGGAATATCGGAACGAGTCAAAGAAAACACGACACGATATTGTGAATAGTTACATTGATTTTAAGGAAGTTCCAGCCACCGCGTCAGATGCGTTTTATGCCTGCATGAGTGAGTATACATTTACCAAAGATGATGAGTTGAAACTCGGTGATGTTCTTGGGTGGTGCTTTAATGATTATGAAAATGACCCGAATTCACTAAACAATAAAATCAATCTTGATACATTTCAGAGTAATTTTAGTGGTTGGGATGGTTCTTATCGTCCATTGGAAAAACTAATTAAAGATAATATGAACGATGATTCATCTTATAAACATGTGTCAACGGTATATCATCTGGTTTTGAATAAAGACCCGCATGCCATTGTGAAAACCACGTTTCGCGGAACTAATGCTTATGGAGGAGTGGTGAAACAGACGATTGCTGCGCGTGTTGATATAAAAACTGGTAAGGTGATATCAATCATAGATAATTAATATCTTACAATGCCGACGCTGAATATTTAATTGGGTGTCGGCATTTTTTTGACTATTAGAGCGGCAGAACCGAGATTTGTTACGTATGAGATTAGCACTGCGAGAATGTTATGAAAGTTATAAACCAACTTAAGAAGTTTGATAAGAAAAGAACGCCAGATGATGGCCGTATTAGTTTGTTATATGAAAACGCGATTAAGTATGATATGTACTCTGTATATATTAAAGATAAAAATGATACAGAATACCTCTTTGACTGTTTGGTTGATGGGAAGATAAAGGCTTTTAAATGGGATGATGAGGAGCGTAGATTTCATATAAGTTCATACTTGGATATTTCTGAGCTTACGCCTGATTCTTTTTTTGGTGTTTATTACTACCGTGCGCATGAGTTGCGATTTAACTCTTTAAATGATTTAACCTTTTTAAGGGAGTTGTTCTTTAGAGTAAAATCTAATTATGAAAATATAAAGTTTAGTCGTGAAAAATATATTTATCGACAGCAAAAAAAAGAAATAACTGATGTGATGTTTGTTCTCTCAGTGATTATAAGAATGTATCGTGAACGGGATGCTGAAACTGTGTTTAGTGAGTTTTCAATAATGACCGAAGTCGCTGGTAGTTTATGGGTATACCATGACGATAAAAACAGGATGCGTAAAGAGCTTCGTTTATGCCTGAATTCTCTTGTTCAGAATGGAGATCTTGTTGAAACAAGTAGTGGATTCAGGCTAACAGGAAAGGCACTGAACACAATATCTACATTCAATAAAGATGAGGTGCGGTACAGAGAGAATTTGAGTACTCAGAAGAAAATGTTTTGGGCTACTTTTTTCGCAGCAGTCGGCGGCGTAGGAAGTATGATTGCAGCTATAATAGGGCTTCTAAAATGAGCCAACAACATCGTATGATGAAGTATTGAGTGAAAAGCATTCTTTATATGCATTATTTTGCATGCAACATATGCTATACATTTTAGCTATGAATTGTCAGACGTGGCAGTACTTCTGTATGGTAATGCAACTGCATTAAAACCGCCCCATGAAGCGGGCGGGCGAGGCGGGGAAAGCACTGCGCGCTGGCGGTGGTGCTGATTTTATTTTTTCAGCGTCTGAGCGCGTCATGATGGTGTTTAGATTGTTAGCCGGGGCGTTGGTTTGCCTGCGGGCTGTTTTGTGTGGTGGCGAGCGTGTGAGGTCGTGATGACGGGGTGTAAAAAAGCCGCCCGCAGGCGGCGATGTTCAGCCGTTGTCAGTGTCCAGTGAGTAGTTTTTAAAGCGGATGACCTCCTGACCGAGCCAGCCGTTTATTTCCCGAATCCTGTCCTGTAACGGGATAAGTTCATTGCGGACAAAGACCTTTGCCACTTTCTCAATATCACCCAGCGACCCGACGTTCTCCGGCTTGCCGCCCATCAACTGAAAGGGGATGCGGTGTGCGTCCAGCAGGTCAGCGGCGCTGGCTTTTTTGATATTAAAAAAATCGTCCTTCGTCGCCACTTCACTGAGCGGGATAATTTTAATGCCGTCGGCTTTCCCCTGTGGGGCATAGAGAAACAGGTTTTTAAAGTTATTGCGGCCTTTCGACTTCACCATGTTTTCGCGAAGCATTTCGATATCGTTGCGGTCCTGCACGGCATCGGTGACGTACATGATGTATCCGGCATGCGCGCCGTTTTCGTAATACTTGCGGCGGAACAGCGTGGCCGACTCATTCAGCCAGGCAGAGTTAAGGGCGCTGAGATATTCCGGCAGGCCGTACAGCTCCTGATTAATATCCGGCTCCAGCAGGTGAAACACGGAACCGGGCGCGAAAGGTGTCGGCTCGTTGAAGGACGGCACCCACCAGTAAACATCCTCCTCCACGCCACGGCGGGTATATTTTGCCGGTGAGGTTTCCAGTCTGATGATCTTACCGGTGGTGCTGTAACGCTTTTCCAGAAACGCATTACCGAACACCAGAAAATCCAGCACAAAGCGGCTGAAATCCTGTTGCGAAAGCCACGGATGCGGGATAAATGTCGAGGCCAGAATATTGCGTTTAACGTAAATCGGTGAGCTGTGATGCACGGCAGCACGCAGGCTTTTCGCCAGACCGGTAAAGCTGACCGGCGGCTCATACCATCTGCCGTTACTGATGCACTCGACGTAATCCAGAATGTCACGGCGGTCGAGTACCGGCACCGGCTCACCAAAGGTGAATGCCTCCATTTTCGGGGCGCTGGCGGTCATTTTTTTTGCCGCAGGTTGCGGTGTTTTCCCTTTTTTCTTGCTCATCAGTAAAACTCCAGAATGGTGGATGTCAGCGGGGTGCTGATACCGGCGGTGAGTGGCTCATTTAACAGGGCGTGCATGGTCGCCCAGGCGAGGTCGGCGTGGCTGGCTTCCTCGCTGCGGCTGGCCTCATAGGTGGCGCTGCGTCCGCTGCTGGTCATGGTCTTGCGGATAGCCATAAACGAGCTGGTGATGTCGGTGGCGCTGACGTCGTATTCCAGACAGCCACGGCGGATAACGTCTTTTGCCTTGAGCACCATTGCGGTTTTCATTTCCGGCGTGTAGCGGATATCACGCGCGGCGGGATAGAACGAGCGCACGAGCTGGAACACGCCGACACCGAGGCCGGTGGCATCAATACCGATGTATTCGACGTTGTATTTTTCGGTGAGTTTGCGGATGGATTCCGCCTGGGTGGCAAAGTCCATGCCTTTCCACTGGTGACGCTCAAGTATTCTGAATTTGCCACCGGCCACCACCGGCGGTGCCAGTACCACGCATCCGGCGCTGTCGCCACGGTGTGACGGGTCGTAACCAATCCATACCGGACGTGAGCCGAACGGATTGGCGGCAAACGGCGCATAGTCTTCCCATTCTTCCAGCGTGTCGACCATGCAGCGTTGCAGCTCCTCGAACGGGAACACCGATGCCTTGTCGTCAACAAATTCACACATGAACAGGTTTTTAAAATCGTCGGCGCTGTTTTCGCGTTTGAGCTGCTCAATGTCGAACAGCGTGCAGCCGCCTTTCAGCGCGTCCTCAATGGTGACAATCTGTCGCCACTGGCCGTCCGCACAGAGAAGCCCATCGGCAAGGGCGTTATGACTGATGTCGATTTCCACGCGTTCGGCGGCGCTGGCGCGTCCCTGGTTGAACAGTTCACCGGACCAGAACGGGTAGGCGTCGTGCGCCAGCGTGGACGGGGTGGAGAAATAGGTCGAGCGCAGGTGACTCTGTGAGGCCATACCTGATGCCACCTTACGCAGTACCTGAAAATTCGGGATCCAGAAAATCTCGTCGACGTACAGGTCGCCGTTATGGCTCTGTGCGGTGTTGGAGTTGGTGCCGAGAAAAATCAGTTTTGCGCCGTTATTGCCCAGGACAATCGGGTCACCGGTCAGGTCAACGTCAACCAGCCGGGCAAAGGCGATGATGTATTCGCGGAACACATACGCCTGCGTTTTACTGGCCGACAGAAAAATCTGGTTATGACCGGTTTTCAGGGCGCGCAGCAGCGCCTCGCGGGAAAAATAAAACGTCGCGCCAATCTGGCGGGATTTCAGGATATCGCGGATGCGGTGCTCAAGCCCGGCGCGATACCAGTGCAACTGATATTCGAAAGACTGCTCAAAGAAAATCTGCTCCAGCTTTTCGATAGCCTCGTCGCTGAAAAAATTCTTTTTCGGTTTGCGCCGCCCGCCTTTGTTGCGGTTAGCGATGTTCGGATTAAGGTCTGCCTCGTTGCCGGTCTGGTTGTAGCGGTTTACCCGTGCCAGTCGTTCAATCTGGCGTCCGAGCAGGTCAATTTCCTTGAAGTCACCGCCGGTTTTCTGCGGTTTTATGATGAGCTGGGTCAGCCGCGCTTCCAGACTCATTTCGACACGGCTGATGGGAGCAACGCTGTCCCAGCCGTCGCGCTGTTTCCAGCTCTGCACCGTCGGGCGTTTCATCTGCAACATGGCGGCAATCTGCGGCACGGAAAACCCCTGCCAGTACAGCAGCGCCGCCTGACGACGCGGGTCGTGTAAAAGAGTGGTGTCTGTGGTGATGGTCATGAATACCTCGCCGTGATGAATACACGGCAAGGCTACTGAGTCGCGCCCCGCGATTCGCTAAGGTGCTGTTGTGTCAGTGATAAGCCATCCGGGACTGATGGCGGAGGATGCGCATCGTCGGGAAACTGATGCCGACATGTGACTCCTCTAATCACTATTCAGGACTCCTGACAATGGCAAAAAAAGTCTCAAAATTCTTTCGTATCGGCGTTGAGGGTGACACCTGTGACGGGCGTGTCATCAGTGCGCAGGATATTCAGGAAATGGCCGAAACCTTTGACCCGCGTGTCTATGGTTGCCGCATTAACCTGGAACATCTGCGCGGCATCCTGCCTGACGGCATTTTTAAACGTTATGGCGATGTGGTCGAACTGAAGGCCGAAAAGATTGACGATGATTCGGCGCTGAAAGGCAAATGGGCGCTGTTTGCGAAAATCACCCCGACCGATGACCTTATCGCGATGAACAAGGCCGCGCAGAAGGTCTACACCTCAATGGAAATTCAGCCGAACTTTGCCAACACCGGCAAATGTTATCTGGTGGGGCTGGCCGTCACCGATGACCCGGCAAGCCTCGGTACGGAATACCTGGAATTCTGCCGCACGGCAAAACACAACCCCCTGAACCGCTTCAAATTAAGCCCTGAAAACCTGATTTCAGTGGCAACGCCCGTTGAGCTGGAATTTGAAGACCTGCCTGAAACCGTGTTCACCGCCCTGACCGAAAAGGTGAAATCCATTTTTGGCCGCAAACAGGCCAGCGATGACGCCCGTCTGAATGACGTGCATGAAGCGGTGACCGCTGTTGCTGAACATGTGCAGGAAAAACTGAGCGCCACTGAGCAGCGCCTCGCTGAGATGGAAAACGCCTTTTCCGCACTTAAGCAGGAGGTGACTGACAGGGCGGATGAAACCAGCCAGGCATTCACCCGCCTGAAAAACAGTCTCGACAACACCGAAAGTCTGACCCAGCAGCGCCGCAGCAAGGCCACCGGCGGTGGCGGAGACGCCCTGATGACGAACTGCTGACCGGCGTCAGTCAGTCCGGGAAAACCTTCACGATTAACCCTTAATTTCAGGAACAAATATGCGCCAGGAAACCCGTTTTAAATTTAATGCCTACCTGTCCCGTGTTGCCGAACTGAACGGCATCGACGCCGGTGATGTGTCGAAAAAATTCACCGTTGAACCGTCGGTCACCCAGACCCTGATGAACACCATGCAGGAGTCCTCTGACTTTCTGACCCGCATCAACATTGTGCCGGTCAGCGAAATGAAAGGGGAAAAAATTGGTATCGGTGTCACCGGCCCCATTGCCAGCACCACCGACACCGCAGGTGGCACCGAGCGTCAGCCGAAGGACTTCTCGAAGCTGGCGTCCAACAAGTACGAATGCGACCAGGTTAACTTCGATTTTTATATCCGCTACAAAACGCTGGACCTGTGGGCGCGTTATCAGGATTTCCAGCTCCGTATCCGTAACGCCATTATCAAACGCCAGTCCCTTGATTTCATCATGGCCGGTTTTAACGGGGTGAAGCGTGCCGAAACCTCTGACCGCAACAGTAATCCGATGCTGCAGGATGTGGCGGTCGGCTGGCTGCAGAAATACCGCAATGAAGCACCGGCGCGCGTGATGAGCAAGGTCACTGACGAGGAAGGTCACACGACCTCTGAGGTCATCCGCGTGGGTAAGGGCGGTGATTATGCCAGCCTTGATGCACTGGTGATGGATGCGACCAACAACCTGATCGAACCGTGGTATCAGGAAGACCCTGACCTTGTGGTGATAGTGGGACGTCAGTTACTGGCGGACAAGTATTTCCCCATCGTTAACAAGGAGCAGGACAACAGCGAAATGCTGGCCGCTGACGTCATCATCAGCCAGAAACGCATCGGTAACCTGCCGGCGGTACGCGTCCCGTACTTCCCGGCGGATGCGATGCTCATCACGAAGCTGGAAAACCTGTCCATCTACTACATGGATGACAGCCATCGCCGCGTGATTGAGGAAAACCCGAAACTCGACCGCGTGGAGAACTACGAGTCAATGAACATTGATTACGTGGTGGAAGACTACGCCGCCGGTTGTCTGGTGGAAAAAATTAAGGTCGGTGATTTCTCCACACCGGCTAAAGCGACCGCAGAGCCGGGAGCGTAACCGATGACGAGTCCCGCACAGCGCCACATGATGCGGGTCTCGGCAGCGATGACCGCGCAGCGGGAAGCCGCCCCGCTGCGACATGCAACTGTCTATGAGCAGATGCTGGTCAAGCTGGCCGCAGACCAGCGCACACTGAAAGCGATTTATTCAAAAGAGCTGAAGGCCGCGAAAAAGCGCGAACTGCTGCCGTTCTGGTTGCCGTGGGTGAACGGCGTGCTGGAGCAGGGCAAAGGTGCACAGGATGACATTCTGATGACGGTCATGCTGTGGCGTCTGGATACCGGCGATATTGCCGGTGCGCTGGAGATTGCCCGTTATGCCCTGAAGTACGGTCTGACCATGCCGGGTAAACACCGCCGTACCCCGCCGTACATGTTCACCGAGGAGGTGGCGCTTGCGGCCATGCGCGCTCACGCTGCCGGTGAGTCTGTGGATACCCGCCTGCTGACGGACACCCTTGAACTGACCGCCACGGCTGACATGCCTGATGAAGTGCGCGCAAAGCTGCACAAAATCACCGGTCTGTTTCTGCGTGACGCTGGTGATGCCGCAGGGGCGCTGGCGCACCTGCAACGCGCGACACAGCTCGACTGTCAGGCAGGCGTCAAAAAAGAGATTGAGCGACTGGAGCGGGAGCTGAAACCGAAGCCGGAGCCGCAGCTAAAAGCGGCCACCCGCGCCCCGCGTAAGACCCGGAGCGTGACACCGGCAAAACGTGGACGCCCGAAAAAGAAAGCCAGTTAACAACCGAATGCGCCCCGCGCCAGGGCGGCACGCCGGTCAGTGTGGGTGAATCACCTGACACTGTACCGGCGTCCACCGCCCGACTTTTCAGAGGTAGTCATGATGACGCTGATTATTCCGCGAAAGGAGGCTCCCGTATCCGGTGAGGGTACGGTGGTCATCCCGCAACCGGCAGGCGACGAGCCGGTGATTAAAAACACGTTCTTTTTTCCCGATATCGACCCGAAGCGCGTCCGGGAACGTATGCGCCTTGAGCAGACCGTCGCCCCTGCCCGTCTGCGTGAGGCCATCAAGTCAGGCATGGCTGAAACGAATGCGGAGCTGTACGAGTACCGCGAACAGAAAATTGCCGCCGGTTTTACGCGTCTGGCTGACGTCCCGGCGGACGATATCGACGGTGAAAGCATCAAAGTTTTTTACTACGAGCGTGCCGTGTGTGCGATGGCGACCGCGTCGCTTTATGAGCGTTATCGCGGCGTGGATGCCAGTGCGAAAGGCGACAAGAAGGCTGACAGCATTGACAGCACCATTGATGAACTGTGGCGGGATATGCGCTGGGCGGTGGCGCGTATCCAGGACAAACGGAGTAAACACCATGAAGAAATTATCCCTTTCACTGATGCTGAACGTGTCGCTGGCGCTGATGCTGGCACTGTCCCTGATTTACCCGCAGAGCGTGGCCGTCAATTTTGTCGCTGCCTGGGCGATTCTGGCGACGGTTATCTGTGTGGTTGCCGGTGGTGTCGGCGTGTATGCCACTGAGTATGTGCTGGAACGCTACGGGCGGGAGCTGCCGCCGGAATCGCTGGCCGTGAAGATTGTCGCGTCGCTGTTTTTGCAGCCGGTGCCGTGGCGCAGACGGGCGGCGGCTCTGGTGGTGATGGTGGTGACGTTTATCTCGCTGGTCGCTGCCGGGTGGATTTTTACCGCGCTGATTTACCTCGTGGTGTCGGTGTTCTTCCGGCTGATACGTACGGCCTGTCGTCAGCGTTTTGAGGGGCGGGAACCATGTCAAAGCTGATGATTGTGCTGGTTGTGTTGTTATCACTGGCGGTGGCGGGGCTGTTTCTGGCGAAGCATGAAAACGCCAGCCTGCGCACCTCACTGGACAGGGCGAACAGCGTCGCCAGCGGGCAGCAGACGACCATCACCATGCTGAAAAATCAGCTTCATGTTGCGCTCACCAGGGCAGAAAAAAACGAGCTGGCGCAGGTGGCACTGCGTCAGGAACTGGAGAACGCCGCGAAGCGTGAAGCACAGCGCGAGAAAACCATCACGAGGTTACTGAATGAAAACGAAGATTTTCGCCGCTGGTATGGTGCTGACCTGCCTGATGCTGTGCGCCGGTTGCACCAGCGCCCGGCCTGCACCGACGCCAGTGATTGTCCACAACGCCTGCCCGAAAGTGAGCCTTTGCCCGATGCCGGGCAGTGACCCGCAGACGAACGGTGATTTAAGTGCCGATATCCGGCAGCTTGAGAACGCGCTGGCGCGCTGTGCCAGCCAGGTAAAAATGATTAAACACTGTCAGGACGAAAACGATGCTCAAACCCGACAGCCTGCGCAGGGCGCTGACTGATGCCGTCACGGTGCTGAAAACTAACCCCGATATGCTGCGGATATTCGTGGATAACGGGAGTATTGCCTCCACACTGGCGACGTCGCTGTCATTCGAAAAGCGTTACACGCTCAATGTGATTGTGACCGACTTTACCGGTGATTTTGACCTGCTCATCGTGCCGGTGCTGGCGTGGCTGCGGGAAAATCAGCCCGACATCATGACCACCGACGCAGGCCAGAAAAAGGGATTCACGTTTTATGCAGACATCAACAATGACAGCAGCTTTGATATCAGCATCAGCCTGATGCTGACCGAGCGCACGCTGGTCAGTGAGGTGGACGGCGCACTGCATGTGAAGAATATCCCGGAACCCCCGCCGCCGGAGCCGGTCACCCGCCCGGTGGAGCTTTATATCAATGGCGAACTGGTGAGCAAGTGGGATGAATGAGTTTAAGCGTTTTGAAGACCGGCTGACCGGACTGATTGAATCGCTGTCACCGTCAGGGCGTCGGCGACTGAGCGCCGAACTGGCAAAACGTCTGCGACAGAGTCAGCAGCGTCGGGTGATGGCTCAGAAAGCCCCGGACGGCACACCCTACGTGCCACGCCAGCAGCAGAGCGCCAGAAAAAAGACTGGTCGTGTTAAGCGAAAAATGTTTGCGAAACTTATCACCAGTCGTTTTTTGCATATCCGCGCCAGCCCGGAACAGGCATCAATGGAGTTTTACGGCGGGAAGTCACCGAAAATCGCCAGCGTGCATCAGTTCGGTCTGTCGGAAGAAACCCGGAAAGACGGTAAGAAAATTGATTATCCGGCGCGTCCTCTGCTCGGCTTTACCGGTGAGGATGTGCAGATGATTGAAGAGATTATCCTGGCTCACCTTGAGCGTTAGTTTTATCCAGGCAGAGGCTGATGCGCAATTAAACATTGAGCGGCCATGCTGGTCGCTCAATGTTTAGAGGTTTATGAGTGATTTTTATTTGATGCTTTGTATTCTACAACCTTCTTATTGGCGTAAAGGAATTTTGTATATGACAGGAATATAACCAGACCTGAAGTGAAATAGACGAGGGATAGTATTAATAATGCTTTTTTGTGACTGTTATTATCTTTAATCTCCTGGCTTAACCATTCGGAGTCCTCCTCGTTTAGCTGTAAGAGCTTATTGCAGGCGATTTCAGGAAGTGTGTCTTTTATAAATACGTTTTGCAGTCTCTTGCAATCGGCAAGGCTATAAGTTTTATTAAATTCAACTGCTTTATTTTTGAAGGATAAAAGAACTTTGTCACTATAAACATAGTACATCATATTTTTATATGGTATGCCTATGGCATCTCTTACTATAGCGGATTGTTTGTTGTGTATATAACATGCGAAGAGAATATAAATAATACTGGCCAGAATTACAATTATTGTTTTAATTATGTGTGGTGGTTTTGTTATGTCACCCCAGAAGCGAGTAAGGAAAAAATACGATGTTTTTAGTTTTCCATCAATCAGCCCCTGCTGTATCATTCTCACATCTTCGATGCCTGATACATTGATTCCGTTAATTATTTTAAATAGTTGAATGTCGCGCCATTTTTTGTCGAGCATTTTTAACTTTCTGTCTGAATACTCAAGATTGAAATGATGTGCAATAAACCTCATAAGATTACTTTTACCAAAGGTAACAAATGTTAATGCTATTAATAAAAATAGATACAAAGAGATAAACCACCACGCATTAGTCACATTATCACTGAACATTACACTCTCCTCGAATGTTGTATGGTCGTTCTACAAATGAATCCAGATAGCATAACTTTTATATATTGTGCAATCTCACACGCATGAACACTCTCGCAAATATTCAGGAACTCGCGCGCGCACTGCGCAACATGATTCGCACCGGCATTATCGTCGAAACCGACCTTAACGCCGGTCGCTGCCGCGTGCAGACCGGCGGCATGTGCACCGACTGGCTTCAGTGGCTGACCCATCGCGCAGGACGTTCGCGCACATGGTGGGCACCTTCCGTGGGGGAACAGGTGCTGATTCTGGCCGTGGGTGGTGAACTCGACACGGCGTTCGTTCTGCCGGGGATTTATTCCGGCGATAACCCCTCGCCGTCTGTGTCGGCGGATGCCCTGCATATCCGTTTCCCTGACGGGGCGGTGATTGAATATGAACCCGAAACCAGTGCACTCACGGTAAGCGGAATTAAAACGGCCAGCGTGACGGCTTCTGATTCTGTTACTGCCACGGTGCCGGTGGTCATGGTGAAAGCATCAACCCGCGTCACCCTGGACACCCCGGAGGTGGTCTGCACCAACAGGCTGATTACCGGCACGCTGGAAGTGCAGAAGGGCGGGACGATGCGCGGCAACATTGAACACACCGGCGGTGAACTCTCATCAAACGGTAAGGTACCCGGAAGATCAGCAGGAGGCGGTCGCCCGTACCCTGACACTGGAATCTGAGCCTCTCGTCAAACTGCTGGAAGAAAATGCTTATCGTGAGCTTATCTGGCGTCAGCGTGTGAATGAGGCCGCACGGGCGGTGATGCTGGCCTGTGCCGCCGGTAATGACCTTGATGTGATTGGTGCCAATTACAACACCACGCGCCTGACTATCACCCCGGCAGATGATTCGACCATTCCGCCGACACCGGCAGTGATGGAATCTGACACCGATTATCGTCTGCGTATTCAGCAGGCTTTTGAGGGCTTAAGCGTCGCCGGGTCAGTGGGAGCCTATCAGTATCATGGTCGCAGTGCTGACGGGCGTGTCGCGGATATTTCTGTCACCAGTCCGTCTCCTGCCTGTGTCACCATCTCTGTGCTGTCACGTGAAAATAACGGCGTCGCATCCGAAGACCTGCTGGCTGTGGTGCGTAACGCCCTTAATGGCGAGGACGTCAGGCCGGTGGCCGACCGCGTGACCGTGCAGTCTGCCGCCATCGTTGAATACCAGATAAACGCCACGCTTTACCTTTACCCTGGTCCCGAAAGCGAACCCATCCGCGCGGCCGCAGTAAAAAAACTGGAAGCGTATATCACGGCACAGCACCGGCTGGGGCGCGACATCCGTCTGTCTGCCATTTATGCCGCTTTGCATGTGGAAGGCGTGCAGCGTGTCGAACTGACTGCACCACTGGCTGACATCGTGCTCAACAGTACGCAGGCGTCTTTCTGTACCGAATACCGCGTCGTGACCGGAGGCTCGGATGAGTGATTCGCGACTGCTGCCGACCGGCTCATCACCGCTTGAAGTTGCTGCCGCAAAAGCCTGTGCGGAAATTGAAAAAACGCCGGTCAGTATTCGTGAGCTGTGGAACCCGGATACCTGTCCGGCAAATCTGCTGCCGTGGCTGGCGTGGGCGTTTTCGGTCGACAGGTGGGATGAGAAGTGGCCGGAAGCGACAAAACGCGCCGTTATCCGCGATGCGTATTTCATCCACTGTCATAAAGGCACAATAGGTGCAATCCGGCGTGTGGTGGAGCCGCTCGGCTATCTCATCAACGTGACGGAGTGGTGGGAAAACAGTGACCCGCCCGGCACCTTCCGGCTTGATATTGGTGTACTGGAAAGCGGCATCACAGAGGCAATGTATCAGGAAATGGAACGGCTGATTGCTGATGCCAAACCTGCAAGCCGCCACCTTATTGGTCTGAACATTACCCGGGACATTCCCGGCTACCTGTTTGCCGGTGGTGTGGCTTATGACGGCGATGTAATTACGGTTTACCCCGGATAAGTGAGGAATAATGAGCACAAAATTCAAAACCGTTATCACCACTGCCGGTGCAGCAAAGCTGGCAGCGGCAACCGCGCCGGGAGGGCGGAAGGTCAACATTACCACGATGGCCGTCGGGGATGGCGGTGGTAAATTGCCTGTCCCGGATGCCGGACAGACCGGGCTTATCCACGAAGTCTGGCGACATGCGCTGAACAAAATCAGCCAGGACAAACGAAACAGTAATTATATTATCGCAGAGCTGGTTATTCCGCCGGAGGTGGGCGGTTTCTGGATGCGTGAGCTTGGCCTGTACGATGATGCGGGAACGTTAATTGCCGTGGCGAACATGGCCGAAAGTTATAAGCCAGCCCTTGCCGAAGGCTCAGGACGTTCGCAGACCTGCCGCATGGTCATTATCGTCAGCAGTGTGGCCTCAGTGGATCTGACCATTGACACCACAACGGTGATGGCGACGCAGGATTACGTTGATGACAAAATTGCAGAACACGAACAGTCACGACGCCACCTGGACGCCTCACTGACTGCAAAAGGTTTTACTCAGTTAAGCAGCGCGACCAATAGTGAATCTGAAACGCTGGCTGCAACGCCGAAAGCGGTTAAGGCAGCGTATGACCTTGCTAACGGAAAATATACCGCTCAGGACGCCAGCACGGGGCGAAAAGGTCTTGTTCAGCTAAGTAGTGCCATCAACAGCGAATCTGAGACGCTCGCAGCAACGCCGAAGGCAGTTAAGACAGCATATGACCTTGCTAATGGCAAATACACCGCGCAGGACGCCACCACCGCGCGAAAAGGCCTTGTTCAGCTCAGTAGTGCCACCAACAGCGATTCTGAAACGCTGGCCGCAACGCCAAAGGCGGTTAAGACAGCGTATGACCTTGCTAACGGGAAATACACTGCACAGGATGCCACCACAGCGCGAAAAGGTCTTGTCCAGCTAAGTAGCGCCACCAACAGTGATTCTGAAACGCTGGCCGCAACACCAAAAGCGGTGAAGTCTGCCAATGACAATGCTGAAAAACGTCTTCAGAAAGATCAGAACGGTGCGGATATTCCTGATAAAGAACGCTTCCTGAGTAACATTAATGTTTACAGCAAAGGTGAAGTGGATAAGAAAAAGGGAATGCGAAAGTATTCGTTTGCAGCCCCTGCAAATGTCGTTGCCGGGAAGTGGTATCCCGTTATCTTTCGCCGTGCTGCCAGCCTTTCAGGAGAAATGGCATCCCGCGTCGTTATTTCCACTGGTTGTTATAACGGCGATTATGTAATGAATAACTGCGAGTTTAATGGCATGGTTATGCCCGGAGGATGGACTGATCGTGGTTCATATGCGGCAGGTTATTTCTGGACGTATCAGACCAATGAGCGTTCAATCCATTCCATTGTTACAAGCCTGAAAGATGATGATGTATGTAGTGTTTTTTATGTTGAAGCCAGAGCTTTCCCTGTGCAAATTCTTGCAGAGGAAGGGCTAACGGTTATTGTTCCGACAGAGGATTATGTCGTCGGTCAAACGACATATAAGTGGGGGGCAACTAATCCCGCTACAGAAAGCACGAACGCACAGGCTATTCTGGATTTTAAAAATGGGCGCGGTTATTACTGCTCACATCCATTTATTTCCAACCTTTCAGGAAATGCTGCAACAGCCTCAAAACTCGAAACACCGAGGAAAATAGCAGGTGTTGCCTTTGATGGTTCTGGAGATATTACCCTTAATGCCAGAAATGTCGGTGCATTTGCACTTCGGCAGACAGGTAATACGGTTAATGGTGATACAGCCGTTGGATGGAATTGGGACAGTGGCGCATACAACGCTCTGATTGGGGGAGCATCTGCATTAATTCTTCACTTTAATATAAATGCTGGTAGCTGCCCGGCTGTACAGTTTCGTGTGAATTATAAAAATGGCGGTATATCTTACAGGTCAGCCCGTGATGGTTATGGTTTTGAATCTGGCTGGTCTGATTTCTATACCACAACACGAAAACCCTCAGCGGGAGATGTTGGTGCATACACCAAAGCTGAGTCAGATTCACGTTATGTGAGAGACATGCGGCTGGGCGGTGCATCTACATATAAACCAGCAAATAATGGTACTACATGGACGCATCAGGCTCCGTCAGGTTGCGTATATACCGGCATTATTGTTCAGGATACCGGCTCAAACTCTGCCGATAACATTGGTGGCGTATATTACAGACCGGTGCAGAAATACATTAACGGGACATGGTATAACGTGGCGCAGGTATAATTTATGCAGCATTTAAAAAATATTACGGCGGGTAATCCAAAAACGGTTGAACAATATCAATTGACAAAGGACTTTGATGTTGTCTGGTTTTTTTCAGAAGATGGTAAGAACTGGTACGAACAACAAAAGTATTTTGCTGATGACACGATAAAAATAGCGTACGACAAAGATAATATCATCCGCTATGTGGAAAAGGATGTGACAGCTATCAGACCGGATGGATTAAGTGTTGTTGAAGTGGCGGATATTACTGCTAACCGACGGGCGGACATTTCAGGGAACTGGATGTTTAAGGACGGCAAAGTGATTAAACGCATTTATACGGCAGAGGAATTGCAGCAGCAGGCAGAAATTCGGAAAGCCAGACTTCTTGCAGATGCTGAATCCGTGATTTTGCCGCTGGAGCGCGCGGTCAGACTGAACATGGCAACAGAGGAGGAGCGCACACGGCTGGAGTCTTGGGAACGCTACAGCGTTCTGGTCAGTCGTGTGGATCCTGCAAATCCTGAATGGCCGGAAATGCCGCAATAAGTTGTATGAGCTCTGGTGGGAGCTTACATATCTATGGCACAGAGTAAAGCCTAATCTGACAGTCCGCTCTGTGCCATTACCGGACATACTGAGCAGAAGGCTAAAAAGGACGCTTTCAGGACATATAGCAAGGGAGCAAGGATGAAAGAATTAACCCAGTATATTTAATGTTTCAATCATGATAGTTTCTGAATTAAAGGGGGGGGGTACCCACCCCCTTTAATTACTTGTTCCACTCAGTCAGAATTTGGTTACTAACTTCATCTGAGAGATTGTACCAATAAGCTGAGTTATTGGTTGCGTCTACAACAATAAGCTTATCATCACTATCCATGACCGCCCTCACAATTTTGGCTGCATCCTCGGCAGAGTAACTACAGTTAACATACCAGTTCGATTCAGTTGTTAAAGCCCAATTTCCTAAAGATTTAATTGCATCATACACAGCCGCATAATCTTTCGTTTTAATGAGGTCGTAAGTAATAAATAAATTATTAGCCATAAATCATCTCCCAAAGGACAAAGAAAAAAGCGCCTAGAAAGGCGCTCATATATTAATGGTCTTTAAGCCATGCCTGTACTTTCTTAGCCGAATGACCTACAGCCTGTACGGCTTGAACAAGTTTGGCCTCGCTAACTCCAAACTTTTCAGCCCAATCACGTCTCTCGTAATCCTGTTTGATACTTATTAAATCATTGTCAGGGGTACCGATTTTGGTCTTATCATCAGCCATTTTACTGATTCCTCGTGATACAGGCTTATACCTGCCCATTAGTTATATGGCTCCCGTGCTGCTTCGTAAACGTTTAATAATCAAACAATTGACACTGATCATAAAACCAGTTAGAGGATTTGACTCTAGCTTGGATATATGATGATGCCACCCCCTTTATATTGTTGTCGGTAACTCACAGACATTGAACTCATGCTGGTGAGTGAAAGGCTACATAAACGCCCAACATTTAAACTGCCCTCAGCAGTGTTCGCGGAGCAATATACAGGCTTCGTATTCAATCCTTGCCCTACGAGAAACCCTAGCCGTTGCCTCGTTTTCAAGTGTCAGGAAGTTCTTTGTCAGACCTCATACAGTCTTGGGCTGGGTGAGGTGCATGGGGGAAGTTGAAGCCTTAACTGTTGAGGTAAATCGAACTATAAGTGTGCAATTTTTCAAGCTCGGCGCTATTTTAGTATTGAAAACAATTAGTACGCCCCCAAGGACAACTCATGATCGAATTTATCGCAGAGCATATAAACACAGTAAGTACACTTATCTCCGCTTTGGCAGCATTGCTAACAGCAGTTGCTACATTTTTCTTGTGGAGAGTAACAAGGCTATTAGCAGACGAGACAAAAAGGATGGTTGACGCATCAGTTCAACCTCATGTCGTTGTGACTCTTGAACCAAATTCTTGGGCTGCTTTTTATTTTGATATCAATATTGCTAATACCGGAAATGCCCCAGCCTATGATATTGAAGTCGGATTTAATCCCCCACTGGTTAATGCAGAACATAGAAAAAATAAAGGTATACCATTTAGCAAGGTTAGCGTATTGAAAAACGGCCATTCCCTCAACAGCAGTCTTTGTAAGTATGACCAGATTAAAGATCAAGTTTATTCTGTTAGTATTAGCTGGTCTAAACAGCCGGGCTCAACTGAAAGAGAGCGGAATGAGTATTCTTATGATATGGCTTCTTTCGAGGGGGTTAGCTACTTAGGTGCAAGGAGTCCAATGACACAGATAGCTGAGCAGATGAAAAAGATTAGAGAAGACTGGAGGCCGATTTCCCAGGGAAGCAAAAAAATTAAAACAGACAACTATAATTCAAGTGACAGAGCCGAGGAACAACGAGCACGTGAAGAGTGGTATCAGACCACTGCAAAGAAATGGGATAAAGAAAAGCAAAAAGATAACTAATACAATTGACCTGCTCCCCATAAATTAGCATACCACAATCTCAGGTCCGCTCTTCGCTCAAAACAGGCTGTCAGATTTGACAGAATTTTGGTTACGTAATTTGTCAGTTGGAAACAGAGAGAGTACAAATCAAGGCAGGCAAGCTGATTGCCCGCCTTTTCTTTATCTGTTGTTTCATCCACTGACCAGCCAGGTCAAATAGCGTCTCATGCACTGCCCAACAGAAAATAGTTGCACCCATTAACCACGGAGTTAAACGGATGAGTGACTATCATCACGGCGTGCAGGTGCTGGAGATTAACGAGGGCACCCGCGTCATTTCCACCGTATCCACGGCCATTGTCGGCATGGTCTGCACGGCCAGCGATGCGGATGCGGAAACCTTCCCCCTCAATAAACCTGTGCTGATTACCAATGTGCAGAGCGCAATTTCAAAGGCCGGTAAAAAAGGCACGCTGGCGGCATCGTTGCAGGCCATCGCTGACCAGTCAAAACCGGTCACCGTTGTCGTGCGCGTGGAAGACGGCACCGGTGATGACGAGGAAACGAAACTCGCGCAGACCGTTTCCAATATCATCGGCACCACCGATGAAAACGGTCAGTACACCGGACTAAAAGCCCTGCTGGCGGCGGAGTCGGTAACCGGTGTTAAACCGCGTATTCTCGGCGTGCCGGGACTGGATACCAAAGAGGTGGCTGTTGCACTGGCATCAGTCTGTCAGAAGCTGCGTGCTTTCGGGTATATCAGCGCATGGGGCTGTAAAACCATTTCCGAGGTGAAAGCCTATCGTCAGAATTTCAGCCAGCGTGAGCTGATGGTCATCTGGCCGGATTTCCTCGCATGGGATACGGTCACCAGTACCACCGCCACCGCGTATGCCACCGCCCGTGCGCTGGGGCTGCGCGCTAAAATCGACCAGGAGCAGGGCTGGCATAAAACGCTGTCCAATGTCGGGGTGAACGGTGTTACCGGCATCAGCGCATCTGTATTCTGGGATTTGCAGGAGTCCGGCACCGATGCTGACCTGCTTAACGAGTCAGGCGTCACTACGCTGATTCGCCGCGACGGTTTCCGCTTCTGGGGTAACCGTACCTGCTCTGATGACCCGCTGTTCCTCTTTGAAAACTACACCCGCACCGCGCAGGTGCTGGCCGACACGATGGCTGAGGCGCACATGTGGGCGGTGGACAAGCCCATCACTGCAACGCTGATTCGCGACATCGTTGACGGCATCAATGCCAAATTCCGTGAGCTGAAAACAAACGGCTATATCGTGGATGCGACCTGCTGGTTCAGCGAAGAATCCAACGATGCGGAAACCCTCAAGGCCGGAAAACTGTATATCGACTACGACTATACACCGGTGCCTCCTCTCGAAAACCTGACCCTGCGCCAGCGTATTACCGATAAATACCTGGCAAATCTGGTCACCTCGGTTAACAGCAATTAAGGAGCCTGACCGATGGCAATGCCGCGCAAACTCAAGTTAATGAACGTCTTTCTGAACGGCTACAGCTATCAGGGCGTTGCAAAGTCCGTCACGCTGCCAAAACTGACCCGTAAGCTCGAAAACTATCGCGGTGCGGGGATGAACGGCAGCGCACCGGTAGACCTCGGCCTTGATGACGATGCGCTGTCAATGGAGTGGTCGCTCGGTGGCTTCCCGGATTCGGTTATCTGGGAGCTTTACGCCGCAACCGGTGTGGATGCCGTGCCGATTCGTTTTGCAGGCTCTTACCAGCGCGACGATACCGGCGAAACGGTGGCCGTCGAAGTGGTCATGCGTGGACGTCAGAAAGAAATCGACACCGGCGAGGGTAAACAGGGAGAAGACACTGAGTCGAAAATCTCCGTGGTCTGCACCTATTTCCGGCTGACGATGGACGGTAAGGAGCTGGTCGAAATTGACACCATCAACATGATTGAGAAGGTGAACGGCGTCGATCGGCTGGAGCAACACCGCCGCAATATCGGCCTGTGATTTTCATCCGGTCAGCCTGGCTGGCCGGTTAACCCTGATTCAGAAGTGAGAAAACCATGAACAAAGAAAATGTCATTACCCTGGACAATCCGGTCAAACGTGGTGAGCAGGTTATCGAACAGGTCACGCTGATGAAACCCAGTGCCGGGACGCTACGCGGTGTCAGTCTGGCTGCGGTTGCAAACTCCGAAGTCGATGCACTGATTAAGGTGCTGCCGCGCATGACGGCACCGATGCTGACCGAGCAGGAAGTCGCCGCGCTGGAACTGCCTGACCTTGTGGCGCTGGCCGGTAAGGTGGTCGGTTTTTTGTCGCCGAACTCGGTGCAGTGACGTTTCCGAAAAATCTCTCGGTCGATGACCTGATGGCGGATGTGGCAGTGATATTTCACTGGCCGCCATCAGAACTGTATCCCATGAGCCTGACCGAACTCATCACATGGCGCGAAAAGGCGCTCCGGCGAAGCGGAAACACGAATGAGTAACAATGTAAAATTACAGGTATTGCTCAGGGCTGTTGACCAGGCATCCCGCCCGTTTAAATCCATCCGCACAGCGAGCAAGTCGCTGTCGGGGGATATCCGGGAAACACAAAAATCACTGCGCGAGCTGAACGGTCACGCATCCCGTATTGAGGGATTCCGCAAGACCAGTGCACAGCTCGCCGTGACTGGTCATGCACTTGAAAAGGCACGGCAGGAGGCCGAAGCCCTTGCCACACAGTTTAAAAACACCGAACGTCCGACCCGTGCTCAGGCGAAAGTCCTGGAATCCGCAAAGCGTGCGGCGGAGGACTTACAGGCGAAATATAACCGCCTGACAGATTCCGTTAAACGCCAGCAGCGGGAACTGGCCGCTGTGGGAATTAATACCCGCAATCTTGCACATGATGAGCAGGGACTGAAAAACCGTATCAGTGAAACCACCGCACAGCTTAACCGTCAGCGTGATGCGCTGGTGCGTGTCAGTGCGCAACAGGCAAAACTTAACGCAGTAAAACAGCGTTATCAGGCCGGAAAGGAACTGGCCGGAAATATGGCCTCAGTGGGCGCTGCCGGTGTGGGGATTGCGGCGGCGGGAACGATGGCCGGAGTTAAGCTGCTGATGCCCGGTTATGAGTTTGCGCAGAAAAACTCAGAATTGCAGGCCGTGCTCGGTGTGGCAAAAGATTCCGCCGAAATGGCCGCGCTCCGCAAACAGGCGCGCCAGCTCGGCGACAATACCGCCGCCTCAGCGGATGATGCGGCCGGTGCGCAGATTATCATTGCGAAAGCGGGTGGAGATGCTGCGGCTATTCAGGCGGCAACGCCGGTCACGCTGAATATGGCACTGGCGAATCAGCGGTCGATGGAAGAAAACGCGCAACTGTTGCTGGGGACTAAGGCATCCTTTCAACTGTCAAATGATGATGTCAGCCATGTGGGCGACGTGTTGTCGGCAACGATGAATAAGTCGGCGGCTGATTTTCAGGGACTCAGTGATGCACTGACTTACCTCGGTCCGGTTGCGAGGACGGCAGGTGTAAGTCTTGAACAGGCAGCGGCCATGACAGGTGTGCTGCATGACAATAACATCAGGGGGTCAATGGCGGGTACGGGTGGCAGTGCCGTTGTCACCCGATTACAGGCACCGACTGGAAAAGCATGGGATGCACTCAAAGAGCTTGGCGTTAAAACCTCGGACAAAAAGGGAAATATGCGTCCGTTGTTCACCATTCTGAAAGAGATTCAGGCCAGCTTTGATAAACACAAGCTGGGAACGTCTCAGAAGGGGGAATACCTTAAAACCATTTTTGGTGAGGAAGCCCTGAAATCAGCGAACGTTTTACTGGCAGCGGCTGCAAGCGGAAAACTGGATAAGCTGACCGCCACACTGAAAGCCTCAGACGGTAAAACGGAAGAGCTGGTTAAAATCATGCAGGACAACCTCGGCGGTGACTTTAAGGAGTTTCAGTCCGCTTATGAAGCGGTGGGGACTGACCTGTTTGACCAGCAGGAAGGCGCACTGCGTAAGCTCACGCAGACGGCCACAAAGTATGTGTTAAAACTCGACGGCTGGATCCAGAAAAACAAATCACTGGCGTCAACCATTGGCCTAATTGCCGGTGGCGCGCTGGCGCTTACTGGCATCATCGGTGCCATTGGTCTTGTAGCCTGGCCGGTTATCACCGGCATCAATGCCATCATCGCGGCAGCAGGCGCAATGGGGGCAATCTTCACGACGGTTGGCAGTGCTGTTATGACCGCCATCGGGGCGATTAGCTGGCCGGTTGTGGCCGTGGTGGCCGCCATTGTCGCCGGGGCGTTGCTTATCCGTAAATACTGGGAGCCTGTCAGCGCATTCTTTGGCGGTGTGATGGAAGGGCTGAAAGCGGCATTTGCGCCGGTGGGGGAACTGTTCACGCCACTTAAGCCGGTGTTTGACTGGCTGGGCGAAAAGTTACAGGCCGCGTGGCAGTGGTTTAAAAACCTGATTGCCCCGGTCAAAGCCACCCAGGACACCCTGAACCGTTGCCGTGATACTGGCGTCATGTTCGGGCAGGCACTGGCTGACGCGCTGATGCTGCCGCTTAATGCGTTCAACAAACTGCGCAGCGGAATTGACTGGGTACTGGAAAAACTCGGTGTTATCAACAAAGAGTCAGACACACTTGACCAGACCGCCGCCAGAACTCAAGCCGCCACGTATGGCAGCGGTGGTTATATTCCGGCGACCAGCTCTTATGCAGGCTATCAGGCTTATCAGCCGGTTACGGCACCGGCTGGCCGCTCTTATGTGGACCAGAGTAAAAACGAATATCACATCAGCCTGACGGGTGGTACTGCGCCGGGGACACAGCTTGACCGCCAGTTACAGGATGCGCTCGAAAAATACGAGCGGGATAAACGTGCGCGCGCCCGTGCCAGCATGATGCATGACGGTTAAGGAGGTGACGAAAAATGATGCTCGCGTTAGGTATGTTTGTTTTTATGCGCCAGACGCTGCCACACCAGACCATGCAGCGTGAATCAGATTATCGCTGGCCGTCAAATTCCCGTATCGGTAAACGGGATGCCTTTCAGTTTCTCGGTGTTGGCGAGGAAAACATCACACTTGCCGGCGTGCTTTATCCCGAACTGACCGGCGGGAAGCTGACGATGACCACGCTCAGGCTGATGGCAGAGGAAGGCCGGGCGTGGCCGTTGCTGGATGGCACCGGCATGATTTACGGCATGTATGTCATCAGCAGGGTGAGTGAAACAGGGAGTATTTTCTTTGCAGATGGCACACCCCGAAAAATTGATTTTACGCTGTCGCTCACCCGCGTTGATGAATCACTGGCCGCGCTTTATGGCGATATCGGTAAACAGGCGGAATCGCTCATCGGTAAGGCTGGCAGTATGGCGACTAAATTCACGGGTATGACGGGGGCGGGATAATGCTGGATGCGCTGACATTTGATGCAGGCAGTACGCTGACGCCGGATTACATGCTGATGCTCGACAGCAGGGATATTACCGGCAATATCAGCGACCGTCTGATGAGCATGACCCTGACGGATAACCGGGGCTTTGAGGCTGACCAGCTTGATATTGAACTGAACGATGCCGACGGGCAGGTCGGGCTGCCGGTTCGTGGCGCTGTCCTGACGGTGTATATCGGCTGGAAAGGTTTTGCCCTGGTATGCAAAGGGAAATTTACCGTTGATGAGGTTGAACACCGGGGCGCACCGGATGTGGTCACCATCCGCGCCCGGAGTGCAGATTTTCGCGGGACGCTCAATTCCCGCCGTGAAGGCTCCTGGCATGACACCACGCTCGGTGCGATTGTTGAGGCGATAGCCTCCCGTAACAGGCTGGAAGCCAGTGTCGCTCCGTCACTGGCCGGAATTAAAATCCCGCACATCGACCAGTCGCAGGAGTCTGATGCAAAATTCCTGACCCGCCTTGCTGAACGCAACGGCGGTGAGGTGTCGGTAAAAATGGGAAAACTGTTGTTTCTCAAAGCGGGGCAGGGGGTGACGGCCAGCGGTAAAAAAGTCCCGCAGGTCACCATAACCCGCAGCGACGGCGACCGCCATCATTTTGCGATTGCTGACCGTGGAGCCTATACCGGCGTAACGGCAAAGTGGTTACACACCAAAGACCCGAAGCCGCAAAAGCAGAAGGTAAAACTGAAACGCAAAAAGAAAGAGAAACACCTGCGCGCACTGGAGCACCCGAAAGCGAAACCAGTCACGCAGAAGAAAGCGCCTAAAGTACCGGAAGCGCGCGAAGGTGAATACATGGCCGGTGAGGCTGATAACGTTTTTGCCCTGACTACGGTATATGCCACGAAAGCGCAGGCCATGCGCGCCGCTCAGGCGAAGTGGGATAAACTGCAACGGGGCGTAGCGGAGTTCTCCATCAGCCTGGCTACCGGTCGGGCAGATATTTACACGGAAACACCGGTTAAAGTGTCAGGCTTTAAGCGCGTCATAGACGAGCAGGACTGGACAATCACTAAGGTGACACATTTTCTGAATAATAGCGGCTTCACGACGTCCTTGGAGCTTGAGGTCAGGCTTTCTGATGTGGAGTACGAAACAGAAGATAATGAGTGATGTTTTTATTTTATCTGTTTGTTTTATAAGGATAAATTAACTAAAATGGCACCATCAACAAAACCGGAAGAGGTGCTCGCGATGTTTCATTGTCCTTTATGCCAGCATGCCGCACATGCGCGTACAAGCCGCTATATCACTGACACGACAAAAGAGCGTTATCACCAGTGCCAGAACGTGAATTGCAGCGCCACGTTCATCACTTATGAGTCGGTACAGCGATACATCGTGAAGCCGGGAGAAGTCCACGTCGTGAGGCCGCACCCGTTGCCGTCAGGGCAGCAAATTATGTGGATGTAA